TATCAGTCTCAACTGTTTTACCGAGTTTATAGTTCAAAGAAGACGCTGTACCATCAGCATCATAGGTATTGTCAATTAACAACCTTGCCCTGTAACCAGCGCCGTTGGGAATGGAAATTGTTTTTGAATATGCAATGTCCCACACTAAAGTCGATTTGGCGTGTTCGTTGGTCGTGCCATCCTGGATTGTAAAACTGGTATCGTCCGTGTGTCCAGTCAGCCACACCAATTCAGAATTAACTAATGTGCTGTCCTCGATAGCCACCCAGAAGCCAGATGATTCATTTTCGTAATTGCCCCCAGTGTCGGATATTGTAACTGTCGTAGATGGAGCAGTCAGCGGGTCATCATCAATCGGCTCGGAGTCACAGTCACCATCCAAAATAATCCACTCGTATAAATCCGACCAATCCTCGTCTCCAGAACTCATCCCTGATGTCTGGAGTACAATTCTTGTACCTTCGTGGGCATCGTTCATATCGGTAAAAGCCTGGAGGTGAAACTTAGTTGAGTAATTGTCCGACAAATCAACAATGCCGCTTTCTCCGGTTGCTCCCTCGGCCACCGCCGTCCAGTCTGTAACTATGCTCGATGTTATAGTCGGGACTGCGTGAGCCTCTTGGTATGAAGTCACACACATTATATATACAATGACAAAGCAAAGAGAAACGACCGTCCAACCTAATATCTTACCTACAAATCTTCTGTTCATAATTTATTCCTTAATCTACATTTGCCTCATAATATCCACTGAATATAACCAGAACATATTTAGCATCATCTGCTGATTTATCAAAGCCAATTGTATGTCCGGCCTCGATAGTTGTATGGTCGATATCTGCAAAGATTACGGAGCCATAGTACATAGCCGTACCATCGGTGGAAAGTTGCACCGCTTCTATTGTAGTCACATTTGCACCATCGGCATCACGTTCCTTGAGAGTGAAGTCGAAATCATCTATGTCGGATTCACCGTGAATGGCGGTAATGATAAAAGTGAAACCAGTCCTATTTTTCCAGACGGGGTGAAAATCGGCCTCGGCAAGATTGTCAGGCTCGGCAACGCTAAAGTTATAATGCTTGAGCGTATCAGCAAAAACAGCCTGGTCGTCAGTGCCCATAAAGGTTCGCAAGGTCACAGAATTGGGTTCATTACCACCGTCAGTATCCACCGACAATTCACCCGCCGCGTCCACATCCGGGTCGGTTCCGGCCACTGGCATAACGGCCTCAGACACAATACGGGTTACATCTGCTAATTGACCTTCGAGTTCATCCAGAGAATCTATCTCTGCAGTTGAACCCCCTGATATGGCAACAAGTCCGGTATAAGCGTTTATATCCGCTTCGAGTCCACCAAGTTCATGCTTGATAAAACCTGCGGCACCCGCAGTCAAAAATGAAGCCCGAATCCCCATCGTTCCGGCACCCGTACCGACAAGTACCCCGCCATCGGCGATAGCAGATATATTAGCCTCAATACCACCTCTTTCATGCTCGATAGTCCCTGCATCAAAGAACGCCGTTGCACTATCACCTGTGGCAGCATCTACACTTGTTAAGCTTCCACCACCACCAGAAAAATTTGTTGCCGTAAAGACATCAATTCCTGATGTAATGTCCGAACCTGCATCTAAAACCAATGCCTTCGATGCTGCTGCCGTTCCATTAGTGATACCATCAAGTTTTTCAAGGTCGGTCTGGTCCATATCCGCCCCACCGATAACGAATGAGCCTACCGCCGTGATATTTCCCGCCGATGTAATTGTAGCCGTTCCAGCCTGCGTAATCGTGCCGTCAACGGCAATCGCTGTGTAATTAGTGTCCCAGTCGCCGATTCTCATCCAATTCGCACCACCATCTATATAAAAAAAATGGTCTTCATCGTCCGTCTCCATCCGATAGTCCATGTCCTGACTGTCTTGATTCCAAATGAACTTACCCGTCCCAGGAGCGCCAATATCCCCAAAAATACAGAACATATCGTCCAGGTTAGGAGTGCCATCATCAAACAAGACTTTTATATGAAATGCACCTGCCTCGTCACCATCATCCACCTCTTCTGACTTCCCCTCAAGCTGGACGTAAACGATAGGGTTTCCGGCGCTATCATCGCCTTTCCAGATTATAGTGCCCAGATAATCACTGTCCGCCGGAGTCGGCGTACTGCCCGCCTTCTGGAAGGTCAGACTGCCTGCCGTTGTGTCGTCATTCGTATTGATTATCAGTAAGTCAGGTTTGGATGTAGTTCCGCTCGTCCAGGTAAAGTCATCTACATTGCTATATGTATGGTCGTTTGACGCCATGCTTGTTGTCGTGGCTGCATCGGAATCAGCTATATCGTCCCAGGCAATGCCTGTAACGCTTGCCCCCGTATGGGCATGGCCGTCATCATTAATTGTTACATTGCCACCTACTACATCGAAATCTGTATTATCAAAACTGGCCGCTCCTTTGGTAGCACCATCATCATCGGCATCGGCTATCGCAATCGTTATATCACCATCCGCACCGACAAGAATATTATCTACATTAGCCCCGGCATTAATCGTTAATGGAGAAGTTGCTACAAGGTCTTTCGCATAAGCCGCCACCGCCAAATCTACAAGAGTGACCTCACCATTTTTAATATCGGCACTAACAATTGTCGAATCCGCCAACGAACCCTCCGTCACTTCCTCCTCTAAATCAACAGTTAAATCAGTTCCAGCATCCGTCCCGGTTATATCACCAGCCGCATTAAGAGTTGCTGTTGCCGTTGGCATTGTGATTACAATATCAGCGCCCGGGTCTTCCGGCACAATGATACTGAATTCGGCACCATCATCTGTAGTCCCTTCCCAAATCAATAAAGTTGTCCCAGTAGTTACATAGCCATCCGTCCACGCATCGCCGGCTGCCAAAGCCCCCGGCCCGACACCTGTAATATCCCCACCGCCCACCGCACCATCAATATTGTCTATATCACCATCATCATCTGTATCGTATGAATGTAGAATATCATATACTGCGTTCTGGGATGGCGCATTTGTTGTGTCGCCATTCCATCCCGCACCATAAGCATCATCCTCAACCGCGCCCGATTCCGCCTCGAATATCAATTGATTATTTGCTTCATCGACTTTTACAACTTTGCCATCCTCACCTGTATAATCTGAAGGTGTGTCGTCAAGGTCTAAAAAGAAATTAAGGATCGGCTGAATCGGCGGCTGAGCGAAAACCAAGCAGGCTATCAAAATCACAATGCAGATTATCGGTATTCTATATTTTTTCATAACTGCCTCAAATTCAAAAAGCCCTTTCTTTTATCTATTTCAGCCCATTCTGATACTATTCTAAGCCACCACGTTGCCCAAGATGGACGAAATCGAGGTCGAGGGTATCAGAGTGGCCTATTTCTTGACTTTGGCGACAAAAGCCTTTTCAAGCTCACCAAGTTCCCAGCCCCGCCATCCCTTCAGACCGAAATTCGCTCTAATTGCAACCATCATTTTTTCTTCCGTATAATCCTTGCTGTTTTCAGGTTCCAGTAACAAAGCCAATTTCTTTTGCAGCTCATCGGCATTGGCCCGGATTTCTTCGATTATTTCACTTGGTTCTCTTGCCATTGTTTTTGTTGGCTTCGGCCTTCATTTTATTGCTTCTATTTTTGAATTTTGAGAGCATGAAAAGCAATAGTTTTCATATCCTGTAAATGTTTTTGTATGGCTGCCATTGCACCTGCACTTCCCGTTCCCTCTGATGGCCTTAAACCACATTCCCATAAATCATCCATCAATTGTTGAGCTTCGTGGTTATCTATTTTTAGAAATGGTTCTAATGCTTGGCCAGATTCTGTTATGTGTACTAACTCCAATTTTTTGGCCACATATTTTTCACTCCCTTGCTTTTGATAAGCATATAATTTTATGCCATCTGGATGGAAACTAAAGTCGGCACGCCTTGCTCTTAATTTAAATTCAGTATCCATTTTTCTTACTCCTTGAACCGAATTTCTTCGATTATTTCACTTGACTTTGACATCTTCTCATTTTTTAAGCTGTTTACACTTCCGATTAGTACAGGAATCCAAAGAGGTAAACAGTATTTGTTGCATTGCCACTGGCTGTGGTGACATCTATTTGAATTACATCTCCAGCAGCGTAGGATTTAACTAATACGGTTGTGGCATTCGGAATTGGTTGCAAAATGCCAGCATCATATTGAGCATCAAGAGCAGACAAAGTCTGTGAACCCAAGAAAGAAGTTAAAGCACCTACTTTACCAATAGTAACTACTGAGGCACCGGCATCAGCTACATCAAGTGTTATAATAGCCATTACCAAGACACAACGTTTTCCGACAGGCACCGTGTATAACGTAGTTGCAGCCACACCTGCTAACGATACTGTTGTTGTGCTAAGTAATGTTATTCCTTTTTCTTTCAAATCCGCCATTTTTGTTTCTCCTAATAATCTGTAAAATAAACAACTTCATTTTCATATACAACTACATCGTTTTCCCAAGTAACAATATTACTTGCTTTGGCTTTATGGTTATCAACTTCAATTGTCGAAAAAGCTGAGGCATCTCTTTTTGGTGTGATAACTTCTGAGGCCATTATTTTCTCCTAATTTGTATAAGTGATAACTTCATTTTCCCAACAAACTACCTCATTTTCCCAGGTGACTTCCTTGTGATTAGTAAAATCAACCGCACCATCAACTTGTAAATCGCCTTTCATAACCACATCCTGGTATATTTCCGTAGGTATCCCGTTAATCGTCTGCATATCATATCTCCGTATTTCTATAAATAACTTCAAGACCATATGTTCTTGCATTAGAATTTGCGTATGCAAAGTCTATAACATCATTGTTTACTATTGGAATAGGCTGATTTGGTAGCCATAATACGTCCTTGACAGTATTCATATCCTGTGAAAATAGATTAGTATCATAAGCAGCATCAGTCGCAGAATTGATAGTAACTGTGAAATTTTCAGCAACCCCGCCCGCTATATTCAAATGCAATTTAACACAAATCAAATCAATAGGTCTGGTCGGAGTTAATGATGTTGCTATAGCTGCCGCGCCAGTAGCACGCAAAGGTATATTCTTCATTATTTATCTCCTTGTTTTTTGCTCTTTTTCGATTTCTTCTCAGGCGTAACTTCGGCGGTTTCAGCTTCTGGCTCAATCATTGCAATCTCAACTTTAGGTTTTTTCTTCTTGAAATTTTTCACAACTTTTTTTTCCTTTTTGCTTACCTCTATGGCCATACCATATTCAATAAGTGTTCGTCCTTTGCTCTCTCCTAAATCCAAAATGGAACCTTCGCCAAAACCGCCCCATTTCTTAATTAATTTTACTCTGATTAAATCACCTCCTGAACTATCAATCTTTATATGAATTATCTTCACCTTTTTGCCTACTTCTGTCGCTGTATCATTGGCAATGAGCGGTCGTCCTTTACTCTCACCAAAATCTATAACAGAACCCTTTTTGTAACCGCCCCAATTCTTTAGTAATTTTAATCTGATTGACATTTTATAATCTCCTTATTTCCAAACATTTTTAGGTTTACCGTTATCTTGATATTCTTTTGTCGTTTGAAATATATTATTCATTTTTGTATCCATCCATTTTATCGTCAATTCCAGGTGGCCTAATATGACACGATTCGCTGAATATACAATCATTCCCGCCTTTTCCATAAGTTTCCAAAAATATATATCATCATCAATTTTGCCCGGTCCCCAATAGTTATCCGAATTTGGCTGAGCCCAGAACCAAGGAGTCGGTAACTTCAAAAGTGATGATGACCTAATTAATGTCAAACCAAAATGGCCGGTTGCTATCTTTATGATATCCGGTTGAAATTCATTATACCGTATCACTTCCCGTACCTGCCCCGTTTTGGTTTTCAATGTCATCAATGCTCCCATATCTGCCCGCCCCGCTTGTATAGGTACGATAGCATCCGCCTCTGGATGTTCTAACATTAATTTAATAAGGATTTCAACATCCTCTTGCTTGAATATAGTATCATAATCAATAGTCAAAACCGCATCGAACCCTTCATCGATTTGCTGTCTCATACCTCTTTCCAAGCATTGACCCCAAAATGCACCGGATGATTTGATTATTGGTATTTTTAACGGCATTAGCCCTTCAATTACACAAAAAGAATTATCCTGAAATCCCAATCTCGGAACTGACATTACCGCCGCAACCGTTAATTTATTTTTACTACTCCTCAAAGAAGAAGATTCTAACTTAATTACATTAGCATTTTCCGCCGCTTTCTTAGATCCATAAACAAAGCCACGACAATGTGCCAATTCCTGCGGCATATCCGTCAATGCCCAACCATGAACATTTTTGAATCCTACCGAACCAACCATTGCCCCTAAACTTTGTATAGTTGGAACCCACCAGTTTGTTTTATTGCAGGCATACTGGTCATCCGGGTAAAATTCCATCACCATGTTATTATCCGGATAACCCTTAAAAATAAGTTTACCAGGGTCAGCTTCACTTGGTTTTGATAAATATGGTGAATAATCATCCACAACCGCTGATTCAATATATATTTCCCCATCGCAGATTTCCGAGATTTTCTCAAGTACCAAAAGCGGGTACTTCATGTGATAAATCATCCCGAAGAAAAAGACTATATCGAAATGGCCGAGCCTTTCTACGTCATAAACAGACATTTCCTGTCTGCTAATTCTTTGGCCTTTATCATTTCGCCAGCAATTATCAATAACCCCTTCTGTAACTGAAAGCGCAATATCGAACCCCAAAGCCTCCCGGCATAAATCAAAATTGTACCATTTATTACGTTTAACTTCTTTATGATTTCCAAGGTCATCACTAAAATCATCAATCGCAACAACTTCTGATGCTCCTCGCTTCAATGCCTCCCAAGTCCAATAACCATCCCATGCCCCAATATCCAAAATCCGCTTGCCAGTCAAGTCATCAGGCACACCATATTTAGTCGCATCGATTGGTGACCAACCCGGAGTTATAATATCACCGGGTAATTCGATTTTATGATACCAATATGGCACATCCAAAATTCTTTGACCTATTGTTTTTATTGGCTCTTCTTTTGGAGAAATAGGAGATACTATTGGTGTTTTTTTAGTTGTTTTCTTCCTACTCATAATAGGTATCTGCTTTTTTTGTTGCCTATTATTTCCACTATTGCTTAACATAATTTTCTCCTTGTTCATCTTTTGTCAGTCCACCCGGCCGGGGCAATTTGCCACCGACCGGATGAACAAGTTATCATTACCCGTTTTCCAAGCCGGGATTAACACAAAAACTACGCACGATGGTCTAACCTCAATTGACCTACAGTCGTAGTAAGGGTCGCGTCCACGCTTACCTTCGCATCCGCCCCTTCTTCGCCTCGAAAGAGTAAAGCATTGACCGAACACCATCCCGAAGTCGTAGGAACCATATCAACTCCGATATAGCGCTTCCGGCCTCTAAGGTCGAGAGCAAGATGATACATATTGTCAACAACCGAGTTATTTGTAGGAAGAACAAACCCGGCGCTCGTACTCGTAGCAGCCGCACCACATAATGCAGCGATAGCTGCCATAGCAGTAAAAGCAGTTGGAACAGTATCAAGTTCCCTGACTCGCAAACCCGTTAAAGGGCTGGTCACGACCGTAGCCCTCTGAAGAATATTGAAGTGGACATAATCGTATCCCAGAGTATCTACATATCCGGATACAGTAGTTTCGGCTGCTGTAGCCGATTGATTAATTATTGATACTGGTAAATAATCAGGAACCATAATATTTCTCCTTATTAAGTAAAGTTTTCAAATTCATTCATTATGCAACACCAAGCAATCCGACAATCGGGCCTCTGTTTGCAGCGGCAGCACCACCGATGTCATGATTGACTATGCAAAATCGCTCTGTGGCCTGGATACCAATTTGGTCATATTCGATATATCTTTGGTCAGAAACCTTAATAACAATTCCTCGCCTATCACCAAATGTTGTCGAAAGCCTCATATCACCAAAGAGCAGCATTATCACATCTGTCATAGTACCACTGGTAGTCGGCATAGCTGGCCATTCCTCAATGGGATAACCGTTATATTTAGCAAGCGCTGCTTCTCCCAAAGTAATGGTCGTATTGCCATGACCGGCTCTGGCTAATCTGTCAAATACCGCAACTTTGGCTACCGGACTACAATGCCATTTCGCATTCTTTCTCGCATATTTTGGTATAACTACCATCATAGCCATCAAATCAGCATCATCAATCGTAAGCCAAGTATTGCCCGTGGATACTGCCGATATATAACTGCCAAGATGAGCTCCATCTATCATCTTGACCCTGATACCGAGCATGCCGCCATAAAGAACAGTACCATTACCATCAATGCAGCAAGCATCTTCCTTCGCAGAAAAGGCATAAGCCATTTCTTGAGCCAAATCATCTGCGATATTGATTATCGCATCCTCACTCAACTCCGTACTCATACGAGTCAATGCACCAAGTTTCTTGGCTGTCAGTTCGACTTGACTCCAGCTTTTGTCCGAAGCGGTAATCGCCGTGGTTTCACCTATAAAGGTAGCTGTAACGCCACCATGACGTCTGGGAATAAGTGTATGGTCACTTGACATGGGAAGGACTCTGCAATTACGCCTTGCATTTCCATATTCTTCCCGCAAGTCGATAATCGCCCGTTCCATAACATCTGGTACAACAAATCCACCAGCAGCATTAATACCTTCGGTCTGAACTCGTATCTCAACGCCCCGGTCGCGACACCACTGACGAGAAACGTTATCGCCCATAATTGTTGCCAAGAGCCATTTCCCAGCCGTATAAGCATTAGCATCAGCTTTAGGTCCTTTGAATGCTCTTAATTGGCCGAATCTGAATAATTCAGGCTTAATTACTTCGATTCTTTGCCCGGTTCCTGCAATTTCAGGAGCAACTTTTCTTTTAGTAGGCTCATTAAAGCGTTTTTCAGCAGCTTCAAGTTTCTCTTGCCGAGCCGCATCCTGCTCAAGCCGTTCTGCTTCTTTCAAATGCTTATCAAAATCTTCATTTTCCTCAGCAGTCATTGCTCTTGATTCCTCTTCAGCCTTATCTCGAATTGCACGTGCGGACTCGGCTTTCTCGACTGCCAGCTCTTTTATTTGTATTATTGTCATTGAAAATCTCCTTATTTGTTGCCAATAAAAAAAGGCACACTGAAGTTATCAGTGCGCCTCTGCGGCGATGATTTATTATTGGCTAATTTTTATTTATTCCGGAACATCGGCCCGGCACAATAAGTCAAACTTAGGCTGGCTTATTGCGATTGATTATCCGACCAGCTTTTCTATACTTCTTGTCAATATCCCGCTGGCGTTCACGTTCTAATTTTATTTCTTCATCACTCTTTTGCCCCTTTTGTTCGGCGTTTCTTTTTTCCTGCTCTGTACTCTTTTGATGAGCATCCATTGACCTCGCAGCTACGGTCGTGTCAGGATAGGCAGGGTAAGTCACCGGCCCGACATCGAACAATTCCCCGATTTTGATTATAGTTCGCTCATTTAAGCGGCTATCTTCGTAATATTTCCAATCATCCTCTTTTGTGGTAAAAGAAAAACTACAGCCGGTAATGTCCTTGCGCCTGATTTCTACGATTGTATCCCTTCCCGTATTTGTATCCGGCGAATCAATATCAAATTTCAATCCGATTGAATTAGATTTTAATCTGAGCGTACCGCTTGATGTCCTACCCAGTAAAAAATTCGGGTCGTGATTTTTTAAGGCTCGGATATCACATTTTTCCAAAGCTTCGTCAAAAGCACCTACCCTGATTTTTTCCTTAAATCCGCCCAAATCGAGTGACCAAACTCCGTATTTAGCAGCGTATCCGCTTATCTTTGGCTCATCATCATCAGTGACCCTCAATTCCATGTCCTCAACGGATAAAATTCGCCGTTCTATAGTGGCGGTTATGCCAGCCGTTTCAGATGATGTACGGGAATTGTCCCATTGCGTTTGACAAACGGCATATCGCTGTTTTTCGTCCTCGTAATCTTCCTTCATAACTTTATCAGACATACACCTGTCCATAAAATCATCCTGTGATTCATTTTTTTTAGGTTTAGGTAGTGGCATGATTATCTCCTATCATATTTATTATTCTGTCCGCCAGTTCCCCGGCATCATCTTCCGAAAAATTATTACTTATTAACATATCAACCGTATCATCGAGTAATCCCCGCACTTCGCGCCCACTTCTGTTGAATGTACTGGCGTAAGCATTGACCGGTTCAAAAAGGATTGTCTTTGCAAAATTCCTCTGCGATTCAAAAGAAGTAAACTTTTTCCGAATGACTCTTAATAGCTGGCTGATTATCAAATCCCGGTGTGCTTTACGGATACTATCTTTTTCCAAAGTTTTTGGTTCTGATTTCGGTTCTGGTTTTGTTCCAGCAGGTGTCATATTCAAAGGTTCAAGATAAATGTCACCCTTTGGTCCGATGGTGTTCATATTTTCAAATCGAAGGATGTCGTTTACACTAAGGAACCCCGCATATCTGCCTATTTTGTAGGCAGTATATCGTGTTAAAGTTTTTCCTCGAAGCAGACCCTCAACCAGAATTTCACAAAACATTTTCTTCCGTTCGCCGGGCATAAATAATTTATAATTGCACTCCTGTTCCCATTTACGGAACCAATAAAGCATAGTCATGATTACAAAATCTATGTTCTGCTCCTCAATATTGGAGAATGTCGCTCGCTCCATACTGCCTATTTTGTGCGGGGGTATGTTGAAAATTCGTGAGCAGTCGTCCACCGTGAACTTCTGAACCTCTAATGCCTGGGCCTGTTCGGGGTCAACTCCTGTTTGTTTCCATTTCATCCCTTCCTCAAGTATCTTCAATCTATGCGCTTGGGTCAAGCCTTTATGTTCTGCATTCCAGGATTCTTTCAAATGTTTTAATGCCGTATCGCCTAAAGTGTGTGGATGTTCCAAAACACCGCCCGGGCTTGCATCATTACTGAAAAACCTACCACCGTACTCTTTTACGGCTACTCCATAGCCAATCGCTTCTTTGTGATACTGTACTACATTGTATCCTGTATAGCCGTCAAACCCCAATCCCTTGATGTGCAGTACATTATAATCCGGCAAATATACTGTGGGGCCTTTTGCCTGACGAATCTCATAATATGGAACACCATCATCACCCATTTTTCTAAATGTCCTGTCGGGCAATAAAGGCCATAGTGCGATTGGCTTACCCCCGTTAGTTCTCTGGATTTCCGCGAAGCCATTACCATAAGTCAGTACGTGGGCCTGACGGGTCTCTATGAATGTCAAGGCATCCATGTACTCATTCGGCCTGTTGTGCAAAAGCTCATATACCGAATGTCCATTCGCCCGCGTTTTGCCACCTTTGCCGTCCCTGCGATAGACGATAAACGGAAGTGAGGCAATAGTCCCTGAAATTACTCTTACCGATGCCCAAAATGGTGAGTATTTCAATGCCGAACTTTCATTAACTCGTTTGCCGGACGATGTTTCAGCACCACCACTTACACAGTCTATAAGCCATTGGGCGGGATTAGATGAAGTAGTCCGCTTTGTATAACCAAAACGACCCAAGATATTTTTCACTAACTTCATATCAATTATCTGTTTCGCCTAATGTTATAATCCCGCGGATCTCATAGACCGATTCTTTTGGTTTGTCCTGGGTGATAGCCCGTCCCAAGGCCATTATCGTCATAACAATACCATCTATCTTTTCGGTGGATTTCTTCTTTGAGGGTTTCATATTTCCAGCCGCATCTATCTCGACTGAGACGTTAGAGGCCATCCATTTAAGTACCGGATGCCCACCGTGGGCGAGCTGCTTAGCTAATAGCAATTTCTCAAATTCCTTCGTTGGCGCCGACATCGATGCGAAACCCTGGCCGAAGGATACAAACTTATCGCCGTCCACACCCTCGAATATAAACTGCTGCCGCAGGGCCTCGAATCCCCATCTATCGAAAGCCGCCTCTTGCAAATCAAATTTTTGATAATCTTCCTCAAAATCCGCCTTGATTACTGCATAATCAATCACATTGCCATCGGTCAGTTTAATAAATCCTTGTTTGAACCAGGCGATATATGGCACCCTGTCTTTTGTCTCCCGTCTCTCGGCGTTGTCAGCCGGTACATAAAATCTTGGCAAGACCCGCCATAAAGGACAATCATTATCCGGGGGAAATAGTAGTACATATCCCGCTATATCAATATTGCTGGCCAGGTCGAACCCGGCGAAACACCGCTTACCGATAAGCTCGGTCTCAATAACAGGAAATTTGCACTTGTCCCAGACCTCCATTTTTATCCAGCGGACATCCTGCTCGGTTTTAATATTCAAATGCAGTCTCTTGAAGGTATTCTCAAAGGCCGGACTCTCCTGGGCCTTTTTGCACTTTCGTTTTATATAATCTAATGAGATGCTTATGCCGAGATTGGGATTTGCCTTTTTCCAGACTTTTGGTTCCGTCCAATCATCATCCGGTCCAGCTTCGTAAATCACTGGCAGAAAACTATCATCTTTGATAATGCCATCTCGAACCTTGCAGGCATAGTCATATTTCTCATTGCAAATAGATTCTCGGTCATAATCGGAAGTAGTAATATGAATAATCAAAGGCTGAGCACGGGACCCAGTCGAGGTTTCGAGGACATCGATAAGTTTTCGGTCAGGTTGTACGTGAAGTTCATCATTGATTATAAGATGTGAGTTGAATCCGTGTTTGGTTTCGGCTACTTTGCTAATTGGTTCATAATATGAGCCTGTTTCTTTACCAGTATCAGGGTCAATGGCTATAACACGGTTTTTATATATCTGAACTCGTCGTAATATCTGAGGCGAAGACCTTGCCATTCCCTTAACTGCCTCATCAAGCATTTTCGCCTGGTCTTTATCACCGGCGCTCGAATATAATTCCGCTGCTGCTTCGTCCTCACAAACCAAAATATAATTTACAATACCGGCTGCGAAACTTGTTTTTCCATTTTTGCGAGGGACTTCGATAAAAGCCTCCCGGTATCGCCGAGTTCCATCTGGCCGCTTCCAGCCGAATATATTAGTTACAATCGCCTTCTCCCAGAGTTCGAGTACAAAAGGTTCACCGGCCTTAACAGAAATTGTTCCTTTGATATGGACTAAACATTCGGCATAGAAATCAATAATGAGTTGAGCAGCATCTTTGTCGAACCAGCATCTGCCAGCGTCCCTGAACGGATTATATCCGGGGATAGCGCAGAGGATTCTACGCCATTTCTTTGAAACTTTCGGTTTGTCTAATACCTGAATCATTTCTCGTCTTTTATCTGTTGAGCCAGTATTTTTATTCTTCGGGCAATTTTCCTCGGCGTTCTCACCAATACCCGATATTCAAGCCCCAATGCTTTCTTGTGATTGTTGTATTCTATTATCATTTGTATTCTCCCTGACTATCACCCCTCGCCTTACAAGCATATCAAATCTGTGCTGTTCAATATCGTTCTGTGCCAGTTCATTGAGGTATTGATTTTTCGCTTGTATTAGTAAATCAGATGTTCTTTCCTTCTTACGCTCGCCAATTATTTCTCCCGTGGCTTTGGAGAGTTATGAGGGATGTATCTTTCTTCGTAATGTTTACAAGAACCCCAAACATTCACGCTTTCAATCCCAATATTGCTATTTCTGCATCAACTGTTGATGCAGACGATGCTAACAGCAAGATATCCTCTGAGCCTAACACAAGTCCTGCTGCTGATGGGTTAGACCATAAGAAAAAACCTAATGGTGGTATTACCAAATTAGCGGCAGCAGCGGCAGTTGATGGAATCAATATACCTGTAGTCACTTTCCCAAAGAGAATCAGATTGTTAGTTGTATCCAGATTCTTAGCATACAACAGTTTAACAGCCGAGAATGTTGCGTAGTCACCAAAGGCATCTTTTTGTGCATCTGTAGCACCGAGGTCAATTTCTGTGCCTGCTCCCGTAGGGATAGCTTCTATTTTGTCGTGGTAAAGCAAATTTGCTTGATTTGCTAATGTACCCCAACTCCAATTGACTCCGGTATTGATATTCAAATTATCAAGAACCGTATTTAAGTCAATCTGTTTTTTCTGCTGAAGCTGGATTATAATATTAGTTCTTCCTGTTAAACCTGTACTTGTAACAGCCATAATTTTACTCCTTACTAATAGTTGATTTGTTTTGGGCAATAAAAAACGGCAATGTAAAACTTACATTACCGTGTCTTTATTCTTACCAGCAGGTTACGTATCCTGCCAATGAACCCGTTATTCAATTATGTTAGTTTGTCATTTGCCTGTATTTTTCTGAACCAAAAGCTTTCCTCAATCAAATACTTTACACTATTGAGATTTGAATTAGTCCAATTGTGACTTTTGTATTCAAATCCAAATTGTTCAAAGCATATACCACTGATTTCTTTGCCGTCAAGATAGAGCTTACAGACCTCTTCAATATTATTTGGATTTCTCTGGATAATCAAATGATGCCATTTGCCATCATACAAGGAGATAACAATATCATCATCTATTGCCAGAGCATCCCCAGCGGTCAGATTTGTATCAAGAGATGATTTGGAAACATCAATTTCACCATCAAGAATCATACTTTCTTTACCGAAAACTTTTACAGGTCTGGTCACTACTTTCAGTAGAATCGATGGAATTGCTGCAGCAATGCCGCACATCTTCATAAAGTCTCTACGCTTTAGTTTCATTCTTCGGCTTCTCTTCAATTTTGATTATCCGATATTCACCACATATTCTTTTATCTGAAACTTCGAGATTAAATACATCACCAACAATCATATCACCAATAACAGCAACTTTAAGTTCAATAATCGGCTGACTAATTCTAAGATATTCCCGTGCCTTGTCAAAACGTTCTTTACAATCTTCAAATGTCAATCCATCTGCTTGAAAATGAAAACCATATATTTCAGGAACATATTTTTGAGCAGTAATTATCCATATTGTATCAACACAAAATATACCGCTCGGAAATTCCAATTCTACTTCCAAACCCCCACCATCAACAACAGGAGGAAAATATTGAACTGATTTAGTTTTTAACAATAATTGGGCAGGCATCGCCACTGCAATACCAATCATTTTTAAGAAGTCTCTACGCTTCATCTTTTCAATTCCTAATTGGTGGAAAACCACCAAATCTCGCTTCGTTTCCTTTGGCTTTGCAGTCCTCAAAACCTTTGAAACAAAATACATCATTACCCTTATAGTTACATTCTTGAGAATGAAAACGACAATGACAATAATCAGGCCAATAATTAACTATCTCAAGATTATACTGTGAGAGGGACTGGTCAGCAGCCTCTCCTTTTTCGACCCTTATTTCTGGTTCATTTATGGGGGTGATTTTCTCTTTGGCCGCTGACGAGGGTTTCGTGGGTAATTCTACCGCTTCGGTCGGATAGCTTAACGCTATTGATGCTGGTATTGCCGCACTAATCAGCTTCAAGAAATCTCTACGCTTTACCTTGTCCATCTGCTGAAAAACTCCTTGATGTTTGTAGGCTTCATTTATTCTCCCTGTGGATTATCTATCAAGTCAAGTATGTGCCTGCGGTCTTTGCAATCCCGACAAGGGTGTTCCTCGGTGCATCCCACTATCGCACAGTGCCCTAATTCGTTTAACATCAATGATTGAACCGCGAGAATAAATTCATCTCGCACCTTAATTTCTTCATTCAACTGCTGTATGCACGTCTCAATACTCATTTATTATCCTGTGGACTTGATTTCATCGGTTTCTTTCGACCAACCACAACCAAAAGAGAACATCTCATTAAATACTCTCATTCCCATAAACCAATAATGCTTTATTTTGCCAAATGGGTCTGGTTTCAAAAATGGTGATACAAGTTTTTCGTATTCATCTGATTTCGATGTAGGAATATGAAGTTCATTAGGAACTTTCCCTTCCCTTTGGATAAAATCGTTGTAATCTTCCAAAATCTCATCTATTAACATTTATTCTCCTGTGGCTTGGGTTATGTTCTTTCTCTCCAACCCTTCCTATCTTGTTTTATCTTCATTTGCCAAGCAATCTTTATTATTCCAGCCCACTGAACTATTTCATCAGATGTTTTTAAGCATATATCTACATCAATATACACACCTTCCTTCAGTATTACTAAGCGAGCTATTTCTTTGCCCCTATAAACCCTCAGATATAATTCGCTTGGGAATTTATCATCTGGCCAACCATCTTTCTCAGTGGTAAACTTCATTTATTCTCCTGTGGCCTCTCAGGGATTCTCTCGAAAGTCAGATAAAATGAAATCCACATTAGATAAACCAGTAAAATCAAAGTCGTCAATTACCTTTTGAGGTATGTCTAATTTCATCCCATTTTCAAAAATCTCCAAGTCCCCCAAAGCAACTCGATTTATCTTTGACTTCTCCTCCATTAACCATTCTACATATTCTATTGCTATCTTCATACTTCGTCCATTATTTTATCGCCTCAATCTCAAAATCATCAGCCAGTGGGGATGGCATCGAAACAGAATGTATTGGACAATCCATAATTTCCTTATGACAATCCTTGCAGTTTTCGGGGCTGATATCCTCACTTTGCTTCTGACATTTTTTATTTCTGCGATTCGCCTTTTGATGTTTTGTTGCTTTTGCCATGCTCATAATCTAACTTTATAATCCCCTGTGCGTCAAATGAATTATTTAGCTCGTTTTTTTGAAAAATCGTTCTTTTCTCTTTTCTTTCGGGGTCTTGGATTCCTTGATTCGTGATTTGGCAATTGATGATATACCGAGCTCGGTTGCTATCTTGAGCATCATTTTAAGGGCTGTATTTCTGATACCGATGGCCGGATTCTGAATAATATTGCCTTTTTTTGTCTCGCATACTATTGAGCTTTTGCCGTCTTTATTCATGTTCCTGCAATATTCGCGAGCCTCCAAATAGTCCGCATAGCATTCACAATATGCCGCAATTATGGTTCGATTGATTTCGGAGAGTGTACCCTGGGATTTTAATATCCTGATAATTCGCCGCCACTCTATTTTTGCCTCTTTAGACAGCCAGGAGGGCATAGTTGGGGGCTTGTTAGAGGGGGTAATTTCGTCTTTTTTTATGTCCCCACGCCAACTTCCTCGGAGCTTTAAGATGTTTGTTGATGTAGGTTTAGGTCCACGTTTTGCCATGGTCTATGTCACTTACCCCCCCCTGTTACGTAATCCGTGAAAAAAAACGTGCGGT